TAGGGATTGGAGGCGTGAGGAATGAGCTACATAGATTATAAAATCGAAGAACAGGCGCAACATCCGACTATACAAAAACATTTGAAATTACTGGAAGCTCTTTCCGAAGATCAAGTATTTGGAATTTTGAGATCAGATAGCGAAAGCTATATGGTGGTTGAGTTATGCGATTGTTATTTTGCCCATAATTTGGCAAAAGACGAATGCGCAGAACTGTCTGAAATGTTTGCGGAAATGGCAGAAGAGACGGAAGAGGTGTAGGACGTGGAAAAAATGCAAGAGCAGGATCGGGCAACGGAAGTATTTGAGAATGATATATCCATGTACTTGCAGATGTTTTGCGAGGAGCAGGGCATTGAGGACATGAAGAAGGAGAGCCAAAGCGTATGGAATGCCGCCCTTATGTATATTAAAAAATATGTGTTTAACATTCCCGGTATCCTTAAAAGGACTAAACCTTTAGATGGTTATGTAAATAATAAATATAATAATAAATATAATAATATTAATCTTAGTAATTGTAATGCTTATGATATAGATAAAGTGGATGGTGTATGTAATTATTATATATATCTTTGTTATTTATACAATAAAAGTATTAGCATACAAGGATTTAGTAAATTAACTGGTATTAATCAAGATACTATACACGATTGGGGGAATGAGATAAATAAACTAAGTACATCGAGTTGTGAGATTTACCAAAAACTCACGGCGGAAAGGGAAAATTCTTGGACTGCAAAGCTTGAAAACATGAATCATCCGACGGCTATAGCGATTCTATTGAACAAACATTATGGATATAATCTGCCAGGAGTCACTAAGGAGCAGAAGCAGATACAAGGGCGCACGCCGGAGCAGATAGCGGCGGAATATGGGCAGGAGATCAATGAAAAACCAAGCCTTCCAAAGCTTCCTGATTGATATTTTTTAACATTTTTACAAGTGCAGGAAAAGAGGATAAAATAAATCATTGCAATTGATTTAATTTATACATAAATAGCGTATATTGCTACGTAAAATATTTATTTTTCGTATAGATACACATGTTCTGGAACACAAGTTCGCAATGCATAAAAAATCGGGAGATAGTCTGGAAGATAGCCCTGGGGGTCTATATGAAACTTCACTAACCACCTACTAAGTCCCTCAAATAATTTTAAAATAAAAAGGCATTCAGGAGGAACGATGAAGAAATATATCTGTCCGAATTGTGGATTTATAAGCAGATTTAAAACAGAGAAATACGACCGCAATAAACGAAGATGTAAAAATTGCGGATGCAAACAAGTATACAGTACCAAGATTGTTCTCAAATCCATGATGAGAATTGAAATGCTGAGTAGTAAATAATAAATATTTTCAAAACAGTTACCCGAAAAATTTTTCAAAAAATAAAAAAGGAGTTTATATGCAGACAGTAAAAATATACACAAATCCAAAAACGGGAGGGACTGAAGTATCAATAGACGGAATAAGGCTTAATCGGGTTGTTTCTGCGGCATACGTGCAATCATTTGATACATCGCCTTTATTCAAATTCGATATTGACGGATACCCAGACATAGAGATGGAGATAGAGAATGTGTCTATTCAATTTCAGTTCACGCCACAGACAGTCCGTGAAGCGGCAGGCGCACTAAGGCATAGTTTTTTAACAGATAAAGAACTTTACAACGCCCTTCAGGCAAGCGTAGCAAGCGCCCTGAAAGAACTTCCGAAAGAATCTAACTTGGAGGACGTAGCCAAAGCGGTAGCGGACAGAATTATCGGGGAGGAATAACACATGAAAATAACAAAATTTATCTGCGACAGGTGCGGTAAAGAGATTGAAAAACTGCACAGATTGGAAATTTACGATGACAACCAAAATAATTGGCTTGTCACTTCGGAAACTGATTTTTGCGAGGATTGCGCAAAGCAGATAGCGGAATTTGCAATGAAAAATCAGAAAGAGCAGCCGACGGCAGAAGAAAAGTTTTTGCCGGAAGAAAATTCCACCGGTTCTGAGAAAACGATTGAACAACTTATCGGAGAGGGAAAAACAACGGATGAAATTGTTACAATTAAAAATTGCACCAAAGCGGCGATTTATACCGCCCGTTGGCAGATGAACAAGCGGAAGAAAGAAGCAGAGAAACAAGCCGAACAAGAGCAAGAGTGCAAAGAACAGAAAGGAAAAAGGAATCTTGACACAGGCAAGGTAAACGCCCTGTGGAAAGCCGGATGGACGGTACATAAGATTGCGGACGAAATGGGCGTAGAAGATGAACAAATTTCAGAGGCGGTAAATGCGTAAGCGAGGAAAAAGGAATGACGATGATAAAACAGATATTGACATACAAAGATACAAAGACACAGTAAACACGGAATATCTTTGCAACTTAGTGAATTACGCAATGTTTGAGTTCATGTACCCGCAACACCCAAATGCACATTTCAGAGCGACAAATAGCAACGAAAGCACAGGGATCGTTGGAATGAGCGTAAGCGAAATAGAAAGGTTTAAAAATGCAGGTCCATAGAGTGAAATTCGTAAAACCCGATACAAGGGGGCGGGTAATGAAATGAAAACGAAATATTATTCCGTAAAAGCGTCAAAAGAGCAAAATGAGGATATATCATTTTGCAAAACGGAGAATGGACTGGTTAAAATACATATGGGATATTCGGAAATTGAATTTACAACAAAGGAGTGTCGAGAGATTATCGAAAAATTAAAGAAATGTATTTCCGAAAACGGCTAGACAATACAAAGTGACGGAGGTAACCGATTATGGAAAATGGATATGAAAATCATGTAGGCTATACAAACATGGCAATATCGGAATATCAGGAACTAGCGGCTAGAACAATCAACGAAAGCTTGTCTAAAGATGAAAAAATAAATCACGCATTGTTTGGACTGGCAAGTGAAGCCGGGGAAGTGACCGGGATTTTTCAAAAACATCTCCAGGGGCATCCGATTGATGCAGAACACCTAAAAAAAGAAATCGGGGATTGTATGTGGATGATTGCAGAACTTTGCACGTCAAACGGAATCAGATTGGAGGAAGTTTGCGAAATGAATATCGTCAAACTGAAGGCAAGATACCCGGACGGTTTCAGCGCAGAACAATCCATACACAGAAATGTTTCGGATATTTAATGTCAAGAATACATAACATTTATCTCTTGGCAGGCAAAGAAAAGCACCTTATGTTTGGTAATGAGGCGTTTGAGAGAGACCCGAAATAGACCTGGGAATACGGGTAAAATCCAGAGAGCGAGGGAGTTTTGATGATAATTACATGCTTTGGAATTATTGTTTTTCAACTCGCGGAACGGATTGCCATAACCGAGAAATCCATAAAAGCGGTTTTAAGGCGGTACATTGATATGTTAGGGTTTTCATACAATGCGCTTCCGACAAGACATGAAGTCCACGGAAAGCCATATCCGCAAGAAGAATAAGCCATAAAAGGCTGATGAAAATTTAAATTATTATTATTTAAAATATTATTGTGATGAAAAATGAACCCGCAAAACTATCAAGCATTGCGGATGTGGCGAATTAAAAAAATGTAAAAATTTTTCGGCGGCGGCTTGTTGGTCTCGCTGTCGCCGATTTTGTCGGTTCTGGAAGCGACATTAAATAAAAGACAGCGTGTAGATTGGCGGTAAGACGATACGATTCTTAAACAACCGCACAACGTAAGACGGTATACATCATGTCATATTTATGGCAACGGTACGGTGGTAAAAACAGCGTATGCAGGCTGACGAGCGGTGTATATTGCAGTTAATTGTCAAGGAAAAGACATTAAAACCTGTTTAGCCAGAGCGTATAGGTGGCAATAAAAACCTCTTCACGATTTGCTCAAAAATAATTGTGGTTATATTGGGTGGCTGTAAACTGATAAGGTAAGAGCAAAGCCAACAGGTGAGAAGCCCAAGCCCGGCAGGTTTTGAGAGGTAGCCTGTCAAAAATCTCAATATTCAAAGCCGGTACGTGGTCTCACAGGCAGTCGAATGACAGATATTGAGGAATATAGGCGAGGTAGCAAGCGAAGTTTAAAACCTCAATAAGTGAACGTGAGGAACGGACTTGAAATCCGCGACCGCATGATAAAGGTTCTGCCTATATTCAAACCCTATGCAGTCCTCATGGACAGAAAATGGACGTTGTTGCAGACCAAAATCTGCAACATATCGGAGAGTAGCTCAGTTGGATAGAGCAATTCATGAAAATGTAAATCATGTTCGTGGTTTCTACAGCAACCTTTTTCAAGGGCGAGAATTTGTCGGGAGTTCGAATCTCCCCTCTCCGACTTAGTGATGCTTGTAGCAAATAATTTGGATAAGACTTTTAATCTTAAACCCATAAGGCATCATGAAAAATGTGACGCAAACAGCAAATTTTAAGAACATTCTGTTAAAATGTCATCTTAAATGCGTCATGGATAACAAGAAAACAAAATTATAGTGACACGCACAGCAATTAAATTCTTCTTGCGGATAAGAAAAATTGTGTCATGGAAAGGAAGGAATTATGAGTTTTGCAGATGAAATGAGAAAATCGGCAACATTTACAAGAACAGAAAACGGAGCAGTAGCAATCAATACAACAGGAAGCGCTTGTCTTGATTTATTTGGCTCTATTGGTTCATTGCGTGAGGCAGATGCAAACAGGGTACATACTTTGTTTGCGGAGGCATTTAAGGAAAATCCACTGTTTGTTACAAAGATTGTTTTTTATGCCAGAGATATAAGAGAAGGTCTAGGAGAGAGAAAAACATTCAGAACACTACTGAAATACATGGCAGAAATGCACCCTGATGCATTAAGACCGAATTTGGACTTAATCGGCGTATTTGGGCGGTATGATGATTTATATCGCCTTATCGGAACGCCGCTTGAAAATGATATGTGGGTAGCTATGAAAAAGCAGTTTGAAGAGGATTTGGGAAATCTAAACGAGGGTAACACAATTTCTTTGCTTGCCAAGTGGATAAAGACCGCAGACGCAAGTTCAAAGGAAACAAGAAAACTGGGAATTTTGACTGCTCAAAAACTTGGATACCCGGTTTATAACTTCAAACGGATTGTGCGGAGCATGAGAAAGCATATCGGAGTAGTCGAGGGCCTTATGTCTACAAATCAGTGGGATAAGATTAAGTATTCAGAAGTCCCAAGCCGTGCGATGATGATTTACAGAAACGCTTTTATGCGGCACGACGAGGAAAGATTTAATGAATTTGTCAATAGGGCGGTAAATGGAGAAGAAAATATAAATTCTTCAACGCTTTATCCGTATGACATTGTTGAAAAATTTTTATATAAGGGTGAAAGCTCAAAAGTTCTTGAAGCGCAATGGTCGCAACTCCCAAACTATGTAGAAGATGGAACGAACGCTATTGTTATGGCTGATGTGTCTGGCTCAATGTGGGGTAGACCGATGGCAACATCAATTGGGCTGGCTATTTATTTTGCTGAACGGAACAAGGGAGATTACCACAACTTGTTTATGACGTTCAGCGGAAGTCCACAAATTGTCACATTGAGAGGAAAAACATTAGAGCAGAAAATCAGAAATGTTTCAAAAGCTGACTGGGGAAATAATACAGACCTTAAGGCGGCATTTGACAAAGTTCTGGATATTGCAATAGAGAATGATATTCCGAAAGAAGATATGCCAAAATCAATTATAGTCATATCAGATATGGAGATTGATTATTGTGGAAACAAGGAATGGACATTCTATGACAAAATGGCGCATAAGTTCCAGAAGCATGGGTATGAAATACCTAACATTGTATTCTGGAATGTAGACAGCAGGCATGATGTGTTCCACGCAGATAAGAGTAGGAAAGGAGTACAGTTATGCAGCGGTCAGTCCGTAACGGTTTTTAAACAGCTTATGGGCTGTATCGGATATACGCCAGTTGAAATGATGGAAAAAATTATCAATTCAGAAAGATACGATTGTATTACGATAGAATAGAGATGATGTGAAACTCAAACCGTATCCTTTGCGGAGGAATGACCGTGACAGCCGGTATTTAAAACTCGTACAAGCCATTTTACGCCACATTCCCCATTCAAACGATAAAGCCTTATTCGAGGAAGAAAACACGCTAGAAAACGAAAATACAAAGCCAGAAGGACAAAATTTACGCCATTAGCTCAGATGGTATAGAGCAACGGACTTTTAATCCGTAGGTCATGGGTTCAAATCCCATATGGCGTATTTGCGTTCGGCACTACTAAGGTGACAAAATGACGATTTTGGTGTACTGAAATAGTGAAGTTCATGTGATTGAAGCGTTGCTAGCCTTGAAAGCGCGAATACAAAAGGGTGAAAGTCCCCGGCATACTACGGCGATATAGCCAAGCGGTAAGGCGGCAGACTGCAAATCTGCTATCTCCGGTTCAAATCCGGATATCGCCTTTTGACAGCAGGATAGTTCGACGGAGCGAAAAGCGGAAACCGTGACCGCCTGCCTGCTGTTTTAACAATCATCACGGAATTATCGACACGGAGGTAATGAATTATGGCAAAATTGATTAAGCACTACTCAATGGGCAGAATAAGAAAAGAACTTGCAGATTATGTTTTGAACTGCACAGACGAAGAACTTTACGAATTATGCGTTGTTATCAACGAAGAAATTAAGGGTATAACAACATGGTCTTGTGAGGAATGCAG